TTAAACGACCCCTTATTAAGATGTTGCAGTAGTGCTGTATGTAACTGAAACAGTATCGCCAGCGGTGGTAACTTTAGCCGTGGCAAACGCGCCAGCGCTATACAAAGTACCAGAAGTATTGCCTTGGGTAGTAGACGCGCCTGAGCCTGTCACCAAGAAGCAACCGCCAACTGTACCGCCAGCACCTGTGATGGTGTACGTAATAGCCGTAGCAGTCTTTGTGGTTACGTTGGTTGGCGTTGTGCCAGTAGATGTAGCAGAAGCAAACACAGCCGTGCCGCGCACTGCTGAGCCGCCCACAGTGTAGTTCGTAAACTCAGTCCATGTTTTTGAAGACATGGTGTCAGCGGCGGCAAAAGTCAGCCCTGTGCCAGAAATCAAACCAAGGTATGGTCCAACTGTGGTGTAAGAAACGCCAGACAACAAAGTGTCAAGCATCAACTGCTTACCAACGGCGTTGACCAGATTGGGGAAGCCTTCTTCCCATTTGATGTTGCCATCAGCATCGCGGCAGACTACGTGGTAGACGCCTTCAATGCCAACAGTCTCGGAGCCTGTGACGTTTGACTGCATGCTGATTTGCGCACTGTCGCCAAAGCTAGAAAATTCTTTAGTCATGATAAGTCCTTAAGAGATGCGCACGATGGCACTGTTGGCATCGGAAGCAGGGAAAATGATCTGGAAGGTGTCATTGCTGACAGTCTTGTCTGCGCCAAAATCCAACACAGCCACAGATTTGTTACCTTGGCTGACATTGTAAATTAGCGCACCACGACATGTAAACGACGCATTTGCCCAGCTTGTGTTGGCAAACGAGATATATGCAGTTGGCACGTACCCTGTGTTGTTGCCTGAAGTTGGTGGTGTGGAGATTGTCAGCGTGTTGCCACCAGCGACGTAGCCCGTACCCACGACTTCTCCACTTGTTGTGTACACAGTTGTGTCGGGTCCGATGTTGGCCGCGCCTGTGTATAGGGCAAGCTTGAAAGTGTTAGGTGTTGATGGGCCAAAGTTGTGAATTGCTTGAAGCAATTCCACCCGAAAGCTTGTAGTCGTGGTTTGCGCAATTGACATGTCACATTACCTTCTGACGGTATTGGCCAGAGCGGTACGCGTCTTGACGCTCCATACCATCGCCCAGACGTTTGGCCAACATCAGCGCTTCCTGATACTTGGTGTTGTACATTGTCATCATGTCCGCTTCACCCTTCATGTAGGTGTAGGCTTCCACCAAAGAACCGTACAACAGCACAGAGTCAAAGTTGTCACCAAGCCATGTCTGACCGCCTGCCGCAGTCGTGATGGACTCGGGGTAGTAGTAATAGTGCAACTCGACGTTGTACTCTTGGTTGGGGGTCGGGCCAATGATAAACGTCAGCTCGTTAGAGATCGTGGCACCAGTCACAGTGGGACCAAACAACGCGTAGTACTTTGGCACGCCCTTATCATCAGGTACAGGGTACGCTTGACGGATAAAGTTCACGTCCTTGTTCAACAAGTACTCGTACGTGCCGGTGTTCAGGTCATTACCTGTCACGTCCGTAATCACCGCCAAGGAATATGTGGCCAAGTAGTCAGTCGGTGCAGACAGGTACTTGTTGTTGGCGGCAATCACACCCGTCATGTTTTTACGCAATGACGGGAACTGGACGGTGTTGTAAATACGCTGCTCAGCTTGCTGAACGAACACGGGTATCTGAGCAATAAAACTTGCTTCAGTGTTTTCCGTGTACGCCTGAATAGCGTTGCTGAGTTGCGTATAGTTCATGCCATCGGACCTCGGGCCATTGTGCCTTTAGTAGCGCATCCAGTACCGCGAATCTTGATGCCAGAAGTCTTCACGCCGTCGTAGGGGTTGCTACGCTCATTGGCAATAGACATGTTGGCTTTCAAAGCTTCTTTAACAGGCATCTGACCAACAACAACGGTTGGTTCTTTCTTTGGTTGTCTGTATGTAGCCATCTTAACCTCCACGACCAACAGAGCGCTGGTTCATGACCTTGGCCATGTTGCGGCCATACTTGAGCATGTCGCTGTTGGTTTTACCGCCAGCTTTGAGCTTAGTAGGCTTTTTGCCGGGGTGCATGTTTTTCTCATGCTTGCCAACGGCAGACTTAATCATCTTCTTGTCTTGGGCTAAATCTTTTTTGTCCATGTCAGACTCCTATCTGTATCGTTACTGTACCAACTTGTGCTGCCATTGCCAAGTCATTTGGCGTTAAAGCAGTGTCAAAAACTCTGGCTCCCCCAACAGGATTCCAGCCCCACTGAAAAACCCTGCTACCTTCAGACGGTAGCCCTGCCGCATCTTTGCCTGAACTATTGGTCAGAACAATCTGCAAGCCTGTGTTACCAGACTGATAGTAGCTCACGTCAGGACGCGGATCACGCACACCTTGCGGGTCATCCACCGGATACATACCCAACTGCAACTGCGGCTGGTCAGGGTCCCAACATGTTTTGCAAACCAAGAGATTGTAGTTCTTGGTTTTGATAATTTCTTTACGTAATTCGTGCAGCTTAAAGCGAAACCCACAGCGGTCACATTCCGCAATGGAGTTCTTGCCGGACGAAAACCGGTTTCCCATTTACGTACCGCTTCCGATGTACTGTTGACGCGGCACAAAGCGTACTGCCGCCTTTTCTTGGTCTTCGCCTGCGGCTCTGTCCCAAGCTTCATCATATTGTTGCTTCAAAACATCAAGGCGCTGTAAACCCTCGGGCACTTTAAGCGCGATGTAGTAAGCCAGACCTGCGGCCAAGCAGGGCACAAAACGGAACGGGACATCCATAGTCTTAGTGCCGCCACCAGCGTCTTGAATACGGCGCATGCGCCAGTAGACGAACTGATACGTTGTGCCGGGGTTAGGGGTTGGCCACACAGTGATACTGTTCTTCTGAACCAAGCTCATGGCCGCGCCAGTTGTGTGGCTAGCCGCAGTTGTGCCGTCCTGCCCACGCGTGCAGTTGAGCAAGTACGCAGGCGTAGCGCCGCTAGCTGGGGTTGTCTCGTTGTAACCAATCAACTCTGCGCCAATCTGGATAAAGCCCGCCGTTGGCACGCCCACCAAAGATGTAATTGGGATAGTTGTGACTGTCGCGTTGATGGTTGACTGGACTGTGCCCGTCAAAACGCTTGAGTTACCCGTCAAACGCTGTACCCAAACCTGAATAGGACGGCCTTGGATCAATTTATTTGGGATGGTGGCATACGTGGGCATGCTGATCCGCGTAATCGTCAGGTCGGCCTGATTATTGGCTACGTTGGCGTTTGTTCGGATGACGTGGTCGAGCAAGTCAACAGTGTCGTCCGGGATTGCGTACGTTGGCTGGCCAGTCACAAGCGTGATGGTGTTTTGTTCAAACGTCCACATGTTCACGCCGCGATTTGCCCAGTCAGCAAACAGTAAGTTAAGCGATCGACGGGCAGTGCGCAAGTCGTAGCCCGTGCGGAGTTCAGAACCCGCCCGTTCAAAGGCCTCCTCAACCATGTCGTTGAGGTCCAGATTGAATGAGGTGAGTCCTGAAGTGGTCATCTAAATCCTGCCGTTTTCTTTGCAATCGTTTTAGGTTGCGCTACGAATTGTTTTCCGGCTTTTTTGCCCGCACGTTTCGCACGCGTTGTCGCAGCGTACTCAGCAGGACTGAGACTTTTAATCGCAGCACTAGGAAGGTATCGCTCACCCGTGTCAGAAGATTTCTTACCACTTTTGGTTCTCCATTTCTGGTCGCCCCAGTCCTTCAATGATTTCTGAGGCGCTTTCAATCTCGGTAACCCCCGCCAGCCGCCTTGTACTTCTTGGCAACAAGCTGAGCTTTACGAGCCGACCACTGACCTGCGCCAGTGCCATGAGTAGCCGCCGACTTTACCTGAGACACGATCTTCTTGCGAAGACCGGGCTTGGTGTAATTGCCTGCAGCGTTCACCTTCCCACCCTCTTTGTATTGGGTGAAGTCAGTATCGTCCCGTCGGGCTTTCTTAACGCCCTTGGGCATTTTAGAGGGGGCAATATCCCCCATCCCACGGCTGGCCATCATGATTTAGCAGGCCTTGCCGCCCATGTTCATCTTCTTGGTCATGCCGCCCTTTTTCATACCCAAGGGGGTGCTGCCCTTCATAGAGACCATAGTGCCTTTGGTCTTGCCTTTAGAAGCAATACCGTCACGGCTAGGAGCCGCTGTACGCACTGAACCCATTTTGGCAGTAGTGATGCCGTTGCCTGAACTTTTAGCCATGATATTTCCACCTTCTTTAAAAAGAGCCATTTTTCCGTGATCGGTTTTAGCTCGGTTTGCCTTCTGAATATCTGGACGGGTTTTACCGCCAGAGCCAAACTTCTTACCCTTGTCCGCTTCGTTGAAATCTTTCCCAACGCTTTGCGGAACTCCCACCTTCTTGGCAAACGCAGGACTGTGCGCTATCGCCGCCATGAAGTTGTGTTGCTTTTTACTCGTCGACGGCATTTGATGCCTTTGTACGCTTGGTCATCTCACGCACGGTCTCAGACTCCCAGATACGAAGACCTAGGTAGATGATCGTGAACAAAGAAGCCAAAGGCGGCAACCACGTCGCCATAACGCCAACAGTTGTTAAGACTGCTGCGCCGTCGGCAACTGCTTTAGCTGTGTCGTGTTGAGTCATATCAGCAATTCCAAGCCCGAAGGCTTTTGTTGATTCTGGAGTTCGGGTCTTTCTTGGCCTTCTCTCCGGTCAGCTTCTTCTTCATGCCTTCCATACGGGCGCAGAAAGAGTCGCGGCGTTTGCCGCCCTCGGGCTGGGGAGCCTTCAGGCCCGGCTTGCCGGGGTTTGCCTTGTTGTACGAGGCCCGTCCCTTGGCGTTCAAGCCGCCCTTCTCGGACTTGCCTTCTTTCCTCTGCCATGCTGGACTCTTAGCCATAGAACACCGTGACTTTTGCAGAAGTTGGCACTGTTACGTGCACATCGGTATAGAACAAAATGCCCTCGCCGGGAATCAAGTTTGAAAACGGGTTGTTGGTGTTTGCAGGGATATTGAATTGCAACCGGATAGTGCCAGAAGCACCGCCGTCACGGAAAATAATATCGCCAGCAGTACCGCCAGACAGACATTGGTAGCCCTTAATACGCGTGCGTCCAGACACCATTGTGCCTGTGGCTTCAACGTGCGAGGACTTTACGTCGGTTTGCATTGTCATAATCAATCTCCTTTAAAAACGGGGCCGAAGCCCCTTGGGTTGATTAGGAAGGAGTAACAGCAGTAGTGCCGTCGGCGTTGACCCACGTGCTAG